TTAGTCTGTACTTATCTATTAAGTCTTGGTCGTGATATAGTTCGTAAAATGGAGTATCTAATAACTCAACGTCTTGTTTGTGGGTTATTGAACCACTCCAGCCTATGTGAACCATATCTGGGGATTTTAATTCCCTTACCTTTTCGTCAACTTTGAATTGCGGTTGTTCGAAGTCTATTCCGTTAGGGAGGACTTCTACGTTTTTGTTAAAGTTGCCGATTATGTTAGCTAAGTAGTCAGTTGTAGTAGTTACTAAGTTCGCTTGCTTTAGATTGTAGAGGATGTGTTCTGCTCTCTTACCTCTTTTCCATTCGTTAAACATTGGATGACTATGAGGTAGCTGCCAAGTGTCATCTCTATCTATTACTACCGGTATGCCGATTCTTTTAAGTTGTTTCCAAAGTAGTTCTTGGTTTCCTAATTTTGAGATGACTGAACTTGAAACGATAATATCGTAATCGTGGAAGAATGAATCTGGCTGATGGTCTATTGAAGGTATGGCAGTAACTTGTTCATATTGTGAATGAGGTATTAAAATTCTGTGATATTCTACCCCTGTTACATTTTGTGGACAAACTAAAAGTATTCTCATTAAAAATGTTCTCCTTTAAAGTGTTTTGCAAACGATTTACTTCTATCCCATTCGATTTCGATAGGGTTTTCAAAGCTAAATCTCAAAGCGGTTTCTATGTCCGCATAAGTGAACCCTTCCGCCTCTGCTTTTGGTTTTAGGTGCTGACAAATAAAAACATCGCCTGCCATTCCGTTGTATTCTTGAACCGAAATCCAATCAATAAATCGTTTTGATATAATTGAGCATCCCATATTCCCGACTCTGCCTCCGTTAATTAAGTTCCAATCCTTATTCCAAACTGCGCCTATGTAATCAAACTTCATAAAGTCATAACTCCATAAGTCAAAGTTAATCGGGTAGCCGTCAGTTTCGCAAAACATCATATACTTAGTGCTGAAGTATTTGCTTAACCCTTTGACTTGAAACCTCATTGCCTCCTCATAAGTTAAAGGGTCAATCTTATGCCATAACCCTACATAGCTTTGAGGCTCATAAGGTGATATTATTCTAATCGGATTGTCAAGATTTGTCGCTAAGTAAATAGATAGCCTTCCTGCTATGTCCGCTCTTGCGTGAGAGTTATCCCCACTAAAAATAATAATCGTTAAGTCTTTTATCGTCATATTAAATTATTTTGTTTTAAAGCGTATTCAAAACCTTCTTGATTGTACATCTCAAATCCTTTTGTAATTACATTAGGGCAACCATAGTAAACTTCTAACAATCTATTTGCATCGCATTGCTCGGCTATTGCATAACACATTGATTGATTGCCGATAAATAATTCAGCGTTTTGAATAAAGTTTTTTAATTCTAAAAAGTTGAGGTGTTTTACGTATTCTAACTTATCCACTTTTGCCTTCATTAGCTGATATTCTATTTCAGTTCCGACAAAGTAAATAGGTACTGATGCTCTATTGAGAATTGAATAGTCAAGTTGACCGTTGTTATATCTTTCTGAACGATTAACAACAATGTAGCCGCCTTTTGGGAAGTGATTATAATTGAAGGTTCTACAATAATTATAATTTTCTTGCAATTCTGGGTAAGCATATAAATACCATTTCTTAATATCTCCTGCACCAAGATTTAAACCAACCCCTCTAAACTTGTCAAAGTCATAGTCTACTTTTTGATTAGTATAGGGTAAAACATCGTAGATAAAGTCGCACTCAAGTAGTAAAGGCTTGAGATTGTCAAACATATACTTGTTTAGCATTACCCCTCCGAGCGGATGTTTGAAACTTGGATGAAGTTGGATAGGAACGTCTAACTTTAGAAACAAAACTACTTGAGTATCGTGAAGTAAACTTGCAGACCTTACCGCATTTAATGAATAGATAATATCTCCCGCATTACCAGAATGTTTAATCTTAATCATTTTCTCCTCCTCCTATGCTTTATTATTGGTTGGGTTGTAGTTTCTATTGGTTTGGGTTGGTTCGTTTGCTCATAGTGTCTAAAAACGCTTTTGATAAAGTAGTTTATGCAACTTGCGCATCCCATATTCCGAAACGCAAACCCAAAGTTTTTAGCGTGGTACTCTTTTAAGACTTCCAAGTCTAAGTTCGTGAATTGTGAGTAGTGGTCTTTTTTGTAAACTTCCCACTTTGGTAGTAAATCTTCTATCATTTGTTTAGTTGTTTGAAGATAAATGAGTTAATGACCGCACAAAGGCAAGCAAGTAGAAAGCAGTTGTAGGTAGGTTCCAAGAATACATATAACCCTATCCAAAAGCTAAGACAATAACCACATCCAAGTGGTTTAGTAGGCATCTCTTTAAAGAGTTTTAACCATACACTTATGAATAACTCGCTGATTACAAACCCTGCGGCACTAATCGAAAATATTAAAATAATCTTGTCCATATTTTTCTGCTAATTCTTTTCTGATTTTTAGTATTTTTTTACTTACGTTCTGTTGGTCGATTCCCGTTGCTCTACTTACCTCCGCACTACTTAACCCTAAGTTAAGCCATACGCCAAATAGATTCTTGTCGTAGTCGTTCAAAGTGTTTAGGTGGGATGTTATGTCTTGGATAAGGTCATTGAACCCCTTCTCGCTTAGATTCTTCTCATCCTCGCACTCAAAATCTGTTAACTCGGTAGTTTTTAGTAAGCCTCTGTATTTTTTATGAAAGTAGGATGTCTTGCTCCGATATTGGTTATTGCTAATTCGTACGAAGAGAAACTTTATAAACTTCGCCTCGTATGCAGTTACTATCTCTTGGTCTGTCTTTTCAAGTAAAATCAATATAACTTCGTGAAATAAATCTGAATAATCATAGTAGTTGCCTGTGCTACAAATCTGCTTACAAATGTTTATGTATGATTTGTCTTTGTAGATAGCTTCTATGATTTGACTTTTATTCATTTTGTTTAAATGACTTAAAATACCTTATAGGGTACAATTATAGTTAATAAGCGACATATAATACCACTTAGGGTATAAAGTAATCTACTCTCCAATTTTAGCCGCTTTAATCAAAACCTCCTCCAGAATCTTCTTGACTGATTTATCTTGCTCAATAGCTTTTAGTTGGTAAAACTTCACTACTTCAGTTGGTAGGTCGAGTGCCTTTCTTTTTGTGTTTGTCATAATGCAACAAAATTATAATAATATTCTTAATAAGAAAATACTTTTTAAAAGTTATCTATTCCCTCCAACTCCTTTACCCTCTTTTCGGCTGATTCTAAACGATTTGCGATGTCTAAAATATTTTTGTTCAACTCCAGATTTCTTGCCCTTGCTGCCATTTCTGATAGATATAGTTGCCCGATGTGCTGATGAACGGACACTAAATCTGTAAGTATCTTCTCGGCTTTTTCTTTTCTTTCTCCGGTAGCTTGCTCTGCGCTATTGTGTAGAGTAGTGATGACGTTTCCTAACTTACCTACTATATGTAAGGTCTTGGCTTCTTTTTGCTCGTCAAAGGTCATTTGTGCCTTGAGAAGGTATAGCTGCTCAAAGGTCTGCTCGTACATTTCTTTGTAGTTCATTAGAATGGTGTTTTAGTTTCACTTGCAAATCCTATAAATTCTCCTGCTTCTCTTAGCTTTTTTCCTTCTCCTGCATAGCAGATTTTACTCTCTAAGGTTTCTCTGTATCTTGACTTTCTCCAATCAAATTCTAAAAATCCAATCAAAGGTTTAGCCTTTCCAATTGTGTCGGGTTTGATTTTAGAGAAATAAACATCTGTATCGTTTTTCTCTTTATCTGGCCAATCTACCGAGCAAATAACTTTTCCATTTCTGTACCAACTTGCCCCACCGCTTATATCGTTTGCATCTGGGATTCGCCTTTTCTTGGTGTCTTTGTCAAACTCTACGTTCTTTGGATGGGCTATTGTCATAAAGTGCCTTTGTTTTAATTCTGCTAACTCGTTTCGGTAACTTAACACATAATCTAAATATTGGTCTTCTCTACCTTGAATATCGTGGTAGAGGTTTTTCCAACTATCAATAAAACAAGTGTTAACAATTCCGTTTTTATCTTCATACTCGCAAGTAAAATTCCAAAGATCAATAGGGGATAGTGGTTTTTTAGCATCTTCTTTGCTTGCAATCAAAAAATAAGTATCAATCCAAGCCGTTGCGTTTATCAAATCTAAATCAGTAATTGAGTTCTCGTAACCTCTAAAACTTCTACGATAATACTTTACTAATAGCTTTCTTCTAATTTCGTTATAACTTCCAATATCTGGAGCGTAAAGTAGGTGTCTTAACCCAAAAACTTCTGATTGATAGAATAGTAATTCAAGCCCAAACTCTGTTTTTCCACTTGCGGGAGTTCCTGTTATATCGGTTACGCCATCTAAAGCAAACTGAAACACGCCATTTAAGCACTCAAAGCCTGCGTAATTCATTCCCGCTCCACCCGTCTTATGGAATACTTCAAAGTCTTTGCGTTTAGCGTTGTAATCAATTATTTTTACATTCATTAAAAACCCCTTTCTTTAAATTCACGAATTTTGCGCTCGGTTTCGGTTTCTTCTGTATTGATGTTAAACTTTAATTTACCTTGAAGTTCATCTTTACTTGCCCAGCCTTGAATAGCTTTTGCCCAATTAACATATTTGTTACCTTCTCCAGAGTATCGCTCGGCTGCTTCGTAGTAGTGTTTAAGTTTTTCTTTACTCCAATCTGGAAAGGTGTTTTTAAATTCGTTTTTATCAAAGATTAAAGATTTATCAAAAGAGATTTTTACGGGTGTATTTACTTTCTTTTCCTTTCCTTTCCTTTCCTTTATAGCATTGCTATCGCATTGCGTTTGTAATGCGTTCGCATTGCGTTCGCTTAAGTTCCATCTATTAAACGCTGATTGTCTGGCTTTATCACTTTTACTATTTCTTTCATTAAGTCTTCTTTGAACAGATAAAGAGCCAAAAAAACCACTATCAAAAGTAAATAATTCGTAATCATTTATAATTGAAATTAAAACATCCTCATTGCACTTTAAATCAAACGCTATGCACTCGTAATCCGTTGGCAATGCGTTCGCATTATTATACAAATCTTCTATTAAAGCCCAATATAAACCATAACCTAAAAACCCGTGTTTTGATATTAATTTTTTAATCTTAATATCGTTTCTTGCGTTATAATCGTGTGAGAAGTAAAAAGTATCTTTTGCCATAATTAATACCCCTCATTAAAAAGAATTTTACCAATAGCATAAAACCTTGCACTTGTACTCATTGACCTAAGATAAGACCCGAAATCATTTAATTCTAACTTAGTCTTTGCTACATTATGCCAATGCTTACCTAAGCCAAAAAATACATTACTATAACAACTTTCTATATTGTTATTAGTAAATGTTTGTTCAATAAATGTTTTAACGCCTCTACTATCTAAATTATTTAATAGTTCAATAGATGCCAAAATAAATTGCCTGCTATTTTCATAAGCAGAATATTTTGTTATTAATTTTTCAATGGTTTCTTGTTCCATATAGATTAAAAAAAGCAGTAAGCCGTTCGGGGCGCATCCCTACTAAGCTACTGCTTTCAATTTCTTTAGTTTTAATAATGGCCATGCGCTGCCAAATAAACTGATACAAAAATACTACTTTAACCCAAACTTTTCTAAAGAGTTTTTCACAAATTTGTCTTTTACGATTTTGTACTCGTAATAGCGTACTCGCTTGCCAAATTTAGATTCAGTTACCTTCTCTCTGTGAAGGATGTTAAAGTGTTCTCTTAACTCTCCTACTCTGGTGCTTAGTTTAATTGTCCCTGCGTGTTTAAATGCCGTAATAGGGTCAGTCCATCCCTCTAATAAAAGTAGGATGATTTGTTGTTTTTGTGATGTTGCTTTCATATTGTATAAATTTTAAGTTGGTTGTTGAATTTAGCTCTTAGTTCAATTCTTTTTTCAGTGGAGTAGACTTCTTGCTTTGGCATTGATTTATTTATGAGTTTGGCTACTCGGATAAATTCTCTTAGTTCATCTTTACTCCAATTTAACCCACGATACATATTCGGGAGGTCGTGCAGTAAGTTGTAGATTTCTTCGCCATAAATCTTCTCAATGTTTTGTCCGTACTTAATTAAATTACCATTTTGAAAGCGATTACAGAATTTGCAGCCACTATGAAGATTCCAGAGATGAAAAGTACATTCGCTCGCACTATTTTTTGACTTATGATAATAATGGCAGGCTTCCATATGCTGCTTTAAAACTCCGCAACTGATACAAGGCTGCCCGTAATCAATTGCCCTGATTAACTTGTTTATCTCGGTCTGTAGTTTGTGTCTAAGGTCGGATGTAGTTTCCCTTGCTTCCTCAAGTATTGCGTTGTTTTTAGCTTGCTGTTTGGCTTTTAGTTGCATAACCAATTCATAGCTACATCCAACCGAACAAACTTGCTGCAATGGCCTTTTCGGCTCAAACGGCTTAGCGCATACTTTACAAGGTTTCTTTTTGCGTGGCATATTAAAATAGAGTTACTTGTTTTTCTTCTTTAAATCTTGCATTAGCCTCTTTTAAATTTAAAATAGCTTGCTTATAGTAGCTATCTTTTAATTCAATTCCTATGGCTTTGCGGCCTAATGAAATAGGGCTAAAAACCTCACTGCCTACACCCATAAACGGAGTTAAAACAACTTCATCAGGATTAGAGTATAACTCCACCAATCTATCAATTACATCTAATTGTAGCGGATGTACGTGCTTTTCGTCATCCTCTTCTTTTGAATCTCTAAAAGGTAGAACATTGTCAATTCTAATGTCATCCCAAACGCTCGAGGCGTAACGCTGCCAGATATAATGATTTAACTTTGTGATTTTGTCAGATTCATTAATCTTGTTAAGGTGTTCCCAAAGTTGTTCTTCATTTAAATTAGCTTCGTTTGCATTGTTCCAGGCTCTTAAAATGTTTGGCAAAATTGGTGTTTCTCCTGCATAGGTGTTAATACCAAAAGGATGTATAACTGGCACTTGGTTATCGCCTTTTTTTGTAAACACTAAGACGTAATCAGGCATTGCGGTAAAACACTTTGTAGAATCTTCTACTATAAATTTGTGCATTAACGATTGAACCATTGTACGCATACGAACTTTTAAAGGTTCTTTCCATATTGTAATTCTGTTTCTATATTCAAATCCGTGCCTTTCGTGTATTTTAATAATTTCATTAGGGAAATCCCACAATCTACAAGTATTGTCAAATACATCCGTGCAATGTACGGCAGTAATTCTACCGGCTTTTGTTACCCTTGAAATCTCTTTTACTAAATATTCGTATTGAACTAAAAATTGTTCTTTGCTTTCACAATTACTAAAATCATGTTCACTAGAGCTGTAATTATACAATCCTGCAAATGGAGGTGAATAAATAGAAAGGTCAATGCTTTCATTTGGAATAGTTGGCATTACTAACATACAATCTGAATTATAAATTGAGTATCTGTCAGTATGTAATTGGTCTTTTACGTTGTTTTCCATGTTATAAAAATTTTGGTGTTAAAATTGGTTTGTTAAATTCTTTTGTTATGTTTTTAAATGAGTTGTTTACGTTTTCTGTCAATGATTTGTGCAGTTGGATTGCCTTTTCTGTTTTTTGTTCTAAAGCTTCTATAACCCTTGTTTGACCGTCAGATATAACCATGTCAATAGTTACATCATTTTTTTGTCCAAATCTCCAAAACCTTCTTATAGCTTGGTAGTATTGTTCATAACTCCATGTAGGGAAGAAAACCGAATGATTACAATGTTGCCAATTTAATCCCATACCCGTCATTTTAGCTTTAGTTATTAACCTTTTTATTTCTCCATTGGCAAAGGCTAAAAGTATTTCTTCTTTTTTCTCAATAGATTGACTGCCTATTATTTCAATAGCTTCTTTATCCATTGACTTGAGTAGGGCGCTTTCATTGTTAGTATTGCACCAATAAACAGATAACTTACCATTAGACAATTCTACGGCCTTTTCGCACCTTTTTAACTCGGTTTGCTTTTGCTCATGTCTAACTTCGGTCATTGATTTGGCAATAGGTGTAAACATTTGAACTTGGCCGTCAATAGTTATAAGGCTTTGGTTTTGCACCTTGTGCTTATTTACAACTAAATTAGGGAGATTGTATCTATCATTTGAAAACCCTAAATCACTTGGCATTTTTACCATAATAGCCCATTGATTAACCCAAGCAAAAAAGTCTTTTTCTCCGTGAGGTTTTAAGTAAAACTTTTCGCCAATGTTTCTATTATTAGAATCTACGCTATTTTGATTGTTCTTAAAAAACTTGGTAAGCATATCCATATAGCCCATATAGCCCAAAGCCTCGCTACTTGTTCCTAATTCAATAAAATCATTCGGGGATGGGGTTGCTGTGCTTAAATATCTATAAGGAATCTTTTTTACAAAAGAGTTTACTTGGTTTTTTATTTTGCCGTCAAAATTCTTAAGTATTGAACTTTCATCCAAAATAACCCCTTCAAAATCTTGTGAGTTAAAATAGTGTAAACGCTCATAATTACATATAACTATTTTTTTGGTATGCTTTCCGTCTTTGGAATATTCTATATCGTCAATTCCAAGTTTATCAGCTTCTAATATAAATTGAAAGGCAACAGCTAAAGGAGTTAATATCAATACTTTTTTATTAGTATGCTGAATGATGTTTTTTGCTATTGCCAATTGAATTAAAGTTTTACCCAACCCAGTATCGGCAAATATTGCCATTCTGCCCTTTTTGATAGCTTTCTCAATTATATGATTTTGAAAGTCAAAAGCTATATTAGGGAAATAATTTGGCTCAAATCCAAACTCCCCTAGCAAGTGTCTTTTGCTTTGTAAAAATTCTTGGTATGTCATTGTTGTTGTATTGTGTTAAGGTGTTTATACGTTAAAACTTCTTGATTCTTTCATTTCGTACTTTTCTAAATGAAACTTAGAATAGTTGGTATTACCACTATGTTTTAAAAGAATCTTCCCAGATTCAGTTATTTTGGCAACTTGCTTGATTCTCATGTACTCATGAGTGCCTATTTTTGTAACTCGAACCCAATCCCCAGGGGCGAAATCAAATGATTTAACATTTTTTACCACTTCTTCGTCTGGAATAAATGAAAGTAAAATAGGAGATTCTCCAATTCCTAAGTAGGCTCTAATTATTACATCAATTACACTTGCCGTAATCGCATACTTTTGGGATAAGGCTTTTTTGCTCATGCCAGAATTGTAATCCTCGCAAACATAACCCCAAACCGATTTTGCCAAAGAGTTTTTAAGAGTTCTTTTCTTTCTTGTGCATTCTCTACATTTGGTGGCAATATACCAATCATTTGCGCAGCCACCCGTAAAGCCGCAAATTCTGCAAAATTCTTCTTTCATAAATATTTAAAAATTAATCCTTTTAATAATCCTTTTCTTTTACCTTTAATGTACCAATTTAGCCGAGTTTGTGAAACATTTAGATAAGTCGCTAAATCTTTGCAGGAATCAAATTCTTTGACAAACTCCCCACTTTGTAAATAAGCTGCAACTTTCTTTTTAGACACCGAATTTTCCCAATTAGCTATAATCCCTTTCATGTTTGGTTTGTTACCTAAAACCCTTACTGAATGAATCATATTTTGACTTCTTGTAACCCATTCTAAATTTTCAACTCTATTGTCTGTTTTTATGCCGTTTTTATGATTAACAAAGTCTTTATTACCCTCATTTGGAATAAATGCCATTGCAACTATTCTATGTATTAAATAGCATCTATCTAAAGTAAAACAAGCATAACCTCCAGAGTTCTTTTGCAACTTTCTGTTTTTACCAGATTTAAATGTTTTAACATTGCCTAAATTGCTTACCTCAATATTCTTATCAAAGTATTTTATTGTTTTCCATATTTCCATAAAGCAAAAATACACTATATATAAGGTCAGTTATTCACATACTCAAAACATAGATTTGAAGTTTATCGAATACTTAGCACTTAGCCATTCGATAAATGCTTTTTTTTGCGTTGTCATTGTTTTTATTCGTTTATTTGTTGTTTTAAGGATGCTTTACTAAGTGAGTTGCGTATAGCGAATTGTTATACGCAACCTTACAAAGACTTCAACTCCGACTTGACATCGTTCCAAAATTCAAGTGCTTCCTCTTTTTGTGCCTCATACCAATATTGGTGTGCTGCTCCACAATCATCCCAATCGACATAATTAGGGTCTAATGGTCTTGCGTTTAGTATTTCTTCAACTGCTATCAAAGCACATTGTTTGGCATCGTGTATTTTCATTGTAAGGTAGCCATCATATTGACCACCTATTTCAATATCAAGTTTTTGATATTTTTCGATTAACTCCTTTGCTTTTTCTTTTGCGTTCATATTTTTTATTCGTTTATTTGTTGTTTTTGGAGTGCTTTACGAAGTGAGTTGCGTATAGCGAATTGTTAGCGGCTATATTCCGACAGCACAAACCATCTACCACAATCAAAGCATTTCCACTCTTCGCTTCCGTTAATTCTGACACCCATTCGCTCTGTA